ATATTTGAATTATTTTCTACACTAATATCTTATCCAAAGCAAAACTTAATACACTATAAAATTATTGACATTTATAGCATTCTTACCTGTAAATAGCTCTGTATAATCAATAAAAGAATTTTTTGTAAAGAAAAAGTAGTAAGTAAGATTTCTCTCACTTACTACTTTTAGTCATCTTCATTGTCTTCTGAAGAATCCCCTTCTATTTTAGGATTAGTCCATTTTAAAAATGACGTAACAACTGCTGCTAATCCAACTCCCCCAAATAAAACCCCAGATACTTGCTTATCATTTAGAACACAATATACACCACCAATACATACAATTGTTCCAATAACAAATGCGCATATGATTCCCAGTAAAGTATTTCTCGAATGCATATTTAAAATGTTATTTTCTACTTCAAATCTATGAGACATCTGATTTTCTGCCATTTTGATAATTCTATCAGCTGCACCTGGAACAACTCTATCATAACCGTATAAAATATCTGGAGATGGTAATGGTCCAGAAAAAGACTCTTGTGTAACAGCTAATTGGGCTCTAGTTTCTCTCTCTTCTATTTTCGCAAAATCATGTTCATTCGGTTTGGAGATTTTAGAAGAATTATTCCTACAAATCACTTGCTTGTTAGCTTCAACTTTTGTTCTTCTTCTTGTATTTTTTCTATTCCCCAGTTTAAGTCCCTCCCTACAAACTGCCAATCACGTCGTACACTATCTGTATCAGTTTTAGTAAACATTTTACTGCTTTTATTAGTTTTTAAAATATCGTAAACATTACTTAATTGTCCTACTGTATACTTTTTTGATTTTTTATTTATAAAATTCTTAATCATGATACCCCCTCCATAATATTATTATAGACTAAAAATAAATTAAATTACAACTTTTTCGTCCACATAGCACATAGATATTTCAATAAATTATCCCTTTTACATTTATTAAATTTACAATTTATAATTTTTCTTTTGCATAAATTAAAATGATATCTTTGTAATTCATCAATATTATTTTTTCGTTCCTTATTTTTAGTAGCAAATTTCATTATATCACCTCATACTATTTATAATAATTATGAAAGAAACTGTTATTTAATGCTTTATCAAAATAATGTTTTCTCTTAAGCCATACCAATCCATCACCTTTAGTTATTACTAATACATCAATTGGACCGCCCACTGTTTGGCTATATTTATCAAATGATAATCTTCTTCTAAATGAAGTTATATTGACAAGCGTTTCTGCCATTTGAGCCATTTCTTCCTTTGGAGCAGATGAAATAGTATTTACGATAGGATTTATATGATACTCATTTGATGCTCGTTCAATAGTATCATATAATTCATTTTTTAGTTTATTTTTACAATTTTCATTATCAGTACATTTGCTAAATGATTTACTATTATCTATAGTATTCATTATTTCTTCGATTATACTATTATCAATCCCGGTAATAAATGCATTTACAACATCAGCTTGAGCGAATGGACAGATAGCACTCTCACATTCTTCTAAATTACTTTCTTGAGTTACAATATATTTTATTTTTCCAAAATAATAGCCTAGAAACTCTCCAGAAATCAATGTTGGGAATATTTCATCATCACCATATCCTGCAATAACAATTCCAGTCCTATTTCCTAGACAATTTCTTTTTGTCAAAATCATTACACAACATTTTAATAAATTATTAATATTATCCTCTTCTAAATCTATTCCAAACTTTTCATTTATAATATTCTTTAAATCATTGTTTAATTCCTCTTCTATTTTCTGAATTATTTCAATAAATTCGATATCATCATCCATATCTGAATAACTTTTATAAAAAGATTCTATAACTTGTTTACGTATTTCTATTATTTTATCATTCAATTCATCTTTTTTTAATGGATCTTCAATTTCATCATAATAACAGTCTAATTGCTCATCTATACTGACTTTTACAAATTCCAAAAAATTTACCATCTCATCTAATAAATACTGTTTGCAGTTTTTAATTCTTTTTTGACTAAATTTCTGAAGATAATTTACAAAATCATTCCAATACTCTTTTAATGTATTAAATTTCGTTTCTTTAAGTTCTTTTCTATATTCTTTTATTATTATTTCTACTGGTACTCCCATATAATCCGCATTGCTATAAATCATTATTGCAACTGGTTCAAATTTAGATAATGCAAACAACTTATTGGCAGTTGTATAGCATCCTTGTCCATCTGCTACTGTAACTGCACTATCAGTTGCAAGTGCAATTCCATATTTATTTATTATTCCTATTTCTGCTGACATATGAATCCTCCTTATATATATTATATTCGACATTACCAATGTTTTTCCTTGTTTTAATGCTAATCTACTAACTTTTTTGTTATTTTTATACTTGCTATTTGAAATAACATAATAGATGCATTCAAGAATTTTTCTTTTTCTAGTATCATTAAATTTAAATAGAATATTATATAAATCAACAATATCTTTTAAGTTCAGAACTGCTAAGTCCAGTCCTTTTAGACAATTCTTCATATGACAAATTTAATTCTTTACGTCTTTTCTTCATACGTACAATTATTACTTTCATTTTTGAGCTATAACTCATACGTACTCTCTCTTCAGTCTATCATTTTTCATTTCATATACCAAATCTAATCATTAATCCTTGTACAAAACTAACTATACAATATTCGTAAAAAATAATGTTTTATTAAGTATCCACGTTTTTTAAACCCAAAAATAGCTTTCTATAACATATTAATTATAGAAAGCTATTACATATTATCTTACCCAAGCTCCATTAGAATCTAATTTATATCCATTTATATATGTATCATGTGCCATTTCTCCACTCGGATACATATAATACCAATTATATCCATCATTTATCCAACCTGTTTTCATTGCACCTTCATTTTCATCTAATATTGGATTTAAATAATACCAATTTCCATTAATATTTCGCCAACCTGTAGCCATCTCACCATTTCCATCTAAATAATACCAATTCCCATTAGGAGAAAACCACTCTGAACTGGCCATTGAACCATCATTTTTTAAAAAATACCATTTTCCTAAATGATTAATCCACTTATTAGATTCCATAGCACCATCATCATTTATATAATAATATTTATCTCCAGTATAAATCCATTCACTTTTCACTTTATTTCCATCAGTATTATAGAAAGTCCAATTATTAGAAGATTCTATCCAACCTTGCTTTTTATCTTCAACTTCTTTTTCTTCTTTAATTGCTTTATCTTCTTTAATTTCAGCTTTTTTATCTACAACTTCAGTTTTTTCAGCTCTATTTGTGGAAGATGATCCCCCTCCGCCTCCACCACCAGTTCTTTTATATATAGCAGGAGATTTCTTAACACTATTCTCTTCTTGTATCAAATTAGGAATTTCTTCAATATCTTTATTACCCAAATTCTCTAATTGTTTTTTTAATTCCATTAATTCATTTCTTAAATTAATATCTTTATTCCCACTTTTCTTAAAAATTTGCAATTTATTTGTATATTTATTCATTAATTCCTGTAATTCTACTTGATCTATTCTTTCCTTTTTTTCATCTGCCTTTATTGGTAAATTAGGAATTTCCTTAATATTCTTATCTTCCAATTTATTTATTGGTTTTTCTAGTCCAATTAATTCATTTCTTAAATTAACATCCTTATTTACATTATTTCTATCTTCATTATCTTTCTCTAAGACCATATTAACTTTTTGTAATGGATTTGCCTTTTTCCAATTATTGCTTTCCTTATCAACTGCATATATTAATTCATTTATACTGTCTTCAAAATATTTTATTTTTTCTTTGCTTAAATCATTATTATTATTAGATTTATTTAATTGTTGCTTTAAATTTTCTAGTGATTTTAATGGAAAATTTCTATTTTCAAAAATCACTTTTGCAGCTTTGCATTCAATTGCTGCTTTTGAATACCATTTTTCTAAATTTTCCTTATTATCAATTAATACACTTCTTTGATTTTGATTTAATGCATTTTCAGCTGTTTGCAATAATTTATCAAGTTCTTTTAATGATTCTAATCCATATCCTCTATTTGATTCAATAAGCCTTTCTGCTTTAGTTTTTTCTTCTTCTAAAGCTTCACGTTCTTCTTTAAATTCTACTTTATTAACAGATTCTAATTCAGTTTTATAATTATTTATAACATTAGTTAAATTATAGTTTGTTCTCTCTAAGTCATTAATAAGTTCCATAATATAATTCTTTTCTGAATTGGTAATTTCAATATAAGCATAGCCATTTTTTTGAATTTGATTTTCATTATCTATCTGTTTCTTTAATAATTTTGCTAGCGCAGTCCTAATATTATTACAAGCAGATTTTATATTATTAATTTCATTTATTTTTTCTTGAATTAAAGCATTCAGATTACTTTCTTTGTTTAAAATATTTCTTATATCTATTAATTTTTCATATATAGTATTTAAATTTTCACTACTTCTACTATATTGTAGCTCCGCATCAGATGTAGATTCTAAAATAATTTTATCATATTCACTTAAAACATTTCTAAAATCCCTCAGATCAGTTATTTCTTTTCTATAAAATTCTTTCTTTTCTTCATTTTTCAATGATTTTAATTCAGATTCAATTTTCCTAACTATCACCTTATACTCTCTATTAGTCATTGCATCAAATAATAAAGACTCAATATTTGATTCTATTTTAGCCTGTTGTTCATCTAAAGAAGAGTCTTTTAACACTTCTACTGCAGATGATGTTGTCCCTCTTATGGTTGCATCAGCTGATGCTAATTTTATTTCTGAATTTAAAATTTCCACTTTTTCATTTGTTTGTATGTTATCTACTGCAAAAGCATTAACATCAAATAAATTTGTTACCATTGATGTTGATTGAAAAATTGTAGTTGCAGTTAAAGCAATAACTGTTGATTTAGTATATCTTTTTCTAGACATTTTTTATTCATCTCCCCTATTTATAGTTTAGAATATTTATTGTAATTCCCCTATAGTCTATAAATATAACAGTATTTTTTACATTTATAGACCTCATTTTCTATAATAAGGTATAATATACACTTTTATCTATATACTTTTTTAATATTTCCATAAAACCAGTAAAATTCTTATTTTAAAATTTTTAAATAAGTTGAAGTTGCTTTTGCTAAATTAAATTCAAATAATAAAAAAATAGAGAATGTCCCTTAAGTATTCAGACCAATAAATTGTTACTTGTATGTTGTATGAAGTTAAAAGTTTAAGAGAGCTTGAGTATCCTATAGAACAATATTTTATTTTTAAAACATATCTTTTCTAATAAATCACAATAATAAAAATAGGGTAGCACATAATAAATTAATCTTATATGCTACCTTTACTGGTTTATATCATATTAAATTTTAGTAGCAACTCCATCTGAATCAAATCTATATCCATAAGCTACAGTATTGCATGCCATGGTTCCATTAGAATATAGTAAATAATCTTTACCGTAATCCTTTATCCACCCTGTCTGCATAGCTCCTGAATTATCAAAATAGTACCAGTTATTATCTATCTTCTGCCAACCTACTTGCATTACACCATCAGCATTCATGTAATACCATTTGTTATCAGTTAATACCCACCCAGTTTTCATAGTTCCATCATTACTATCACCTAAGTAATACCAATTTCCTCCATAGCTATATTGCCACGAATAAAGCATATACCCTTGAGCATTGAATAAGTACCACTTATTATCTATTTTCTCCCATCCATTAGATGTATAACTACCATCTATATGTTTGTACCACCAACCAGTATTATCAAGTATCCATTCACCTTTTGTAGTACAAACAACTTCTCCTGTTAACCCTAATACTATTTCTGTAGCAATTACTTCTGGTCCAAGTGTATTATATAAATTCACATCTGTGCTATCTACAAAGCATATTTCTATAAGCATAGCTGTTGCCTTTGGCCTTTTAACCATAGCCAAACTTAAGCCATCTTTTATTCCTCTGTTTCTAAATCCTAAGTTCGCAATATTATTTAATACAGCTCTTGCCTGTGGTACTTCTTTAGCAGCATATGTAAATACTTCGGTTCCAATTCCACCCCCTGCATTAGCATGTATACTTACACACATATCTACATTGTAGTAATCTGCTTTAGTATAACGTTGATATAAGCTATCTTGAACGCTAGTGGCACTATCTGGCCTTAATTCAATAACACTATGTCCTAATGCTTTTAATTTGCTTATAACAAAACTTCCTACAGAATTAATTATTGTTTCTTCTGCAATATTTCCTACTGCTCCACGATCTTTACCTACTCCATGTCCTAAATCTATTCCAAATTTCATATATAACACTTCCTTATTAAATTTATATTATATAATGTGAAAGAGTAACCTAACTGGCTACTCCTTTAATTAATCATTTTTGCTTAACTGCTTTGCTGTCTGGTTAATTCCTACAGATATTCCCCAACAGCATATCCCCTGTAATATACCATTAACAATTACATCAAGTGCAACTTTATATTGAGCATTTATTATACTTAGTAACACAGCAAAAGTAATTCCAAAGAGCATAAGAATTATAGTAATATACTTATCTGGTACACTATTTAAATTCTTAAGAAATACTCCCACAACATAAATACATGCAATTAAAATTGCTAAGTGACTTGGCACATACTCCATTAAATTCATTTCCATTTTACATTCCTCCATTATTTAAAAATATTATTTTGAACTGCATAAAAAAAGAAGCTTATAAAAGCTCCTATCATAGCAGTTGTGAACCACTTCATCATACTTGTTAAAGATTTTAAATTATCACATAAATTTTTAATTTCTGTTTTAAGTTCTGCACCTTCTCTTTCTAATTTATCTAATCTTTTTGAGTGATCATTAAGCCTTATATTATGTGTATCAAGTTCATGTCTAACTAGTTCTTCATTCATATGTCACCTTCCTTTTCATATTTCCAAACGCTTGGATATTTTAAAGCAAAGAAAAAAGATCTTTACAGATCTTTTACTTATTATTTATAAATGAAAACATATACATTATTTTAGTTTAATAATAAATATATATTTTTCAAACTTTTATTTTGAAAAAATCAATGAAATTTCGCCTTCACCTATAATTACTATAGAATCATTATTTTCAATTGGAATTTTACAAGTTGAAGTTTGTTGATTAGTTAACTTTTGAGAAAATTTTATATTATACTGTGCATCCAAAATGATTATATGATTTATTGTATTTTCACTTGTACATTCAGCCACAACATTATGACCAGAACAACTACTCATTTTGTATACTCCTTGTTTATATTCGTGGGATATAGGAGGTATTGCCAACACTGCAAATGTTGTTAAATATAAAAATAGTATACACAATATAAAAATTTTCAAGTATCGCATAATTCATTCTTCTTTCTAAAATTTTTATAATTTTAGTATTATCATTTCATACATTAAATATTACAATTATAAAAACAAGTTAAATAGTAGTTTCTTTATTCTCTTTAATTTTCAAATATTAAAAATTATTAACTTTTCTCATAATAAAAGCACCTACATTTCTGTAAGTGCTTATTTAAAAACTATTTTATTATCTTATTTCAAATGCAACTATTTTATCATGTATTAAATATTCAACATTACCTTTTGCATTAGTTATCTTATAAAATGGCTTTTCTGTCTTATCTAAATCTCTATTTTGGTACCACTTTATAAAATCAGATGTATCAAGATTTTGAGCTTGTTTTATATTGCCATCTACCATTTCTATATATAGAGTCCCATCACCAGTAGTAGGTTCATCTACAGGTGGTTGAGGTTCATCTACTTTTGATACAGTTACAACACAAGTAGCTTTTATATTAGTTCCTTTAATTTTAGCAGTAATAGTTGATTGTCCTTCTTTTATTCCAGTAATATTTCCTTTGTCATCAACTGTTACTATTCCTGTATTATCTGATGACCATTCTACTTCTGCATTAGCTGGAGTTGTTGTTGCTATTAATGGTTTAGACTCGTCTACTGTTAAATTCATTGAAGGTTTGTTTAATTTTATTTCTGTTGTTATATTTACTGAATAATCAATCATGTGCCCAGTATCGTCTATGTCTACACAATCAAAACTAGTATACAACGAACTAGATGGATTTGTTATTGTAACAATATGAATTCCTAAATTTAAATTTAATTTTTCAAATAGTATAACGTGGGGTACATAAGTATTAGTACCATGTTGATTATAAGTATATGGAACTCCATCTACAGATATTTGAATTCCATCCGAATTATTAGAATATTTTCCTGAATAAATTCTAAATTTAGAACCATAAAATTTAAATGTTGCAGTGTCTCCTATTACATTAGTAGCATGTTCTTTATCATAAAGTGTATAATTTGGAACACTACTTATCAGCCATCCACTACCACTATAGTTTATATGCTTATCTGCATCATCAAACCTTTGCCACCCTGATTCTGCTACTACTATTGGATTATTCTCAGTAGCCGCTTTAGCCACAGTTCCATTTTGAATTACTCCCACACCTATAACAGCCAATAACATTAAAAACATTATGCTAAACTTTTTAAAGTAATTTTTCATTAATTATTTCTCCCTTTATTTCTCAATCTTTGAACATGTCCATTAATTAGTATAATTATATAATTACCAAATTCCAATCAAAATCGTAATACAAATTCTTTTATATATAAGAATTTAAGTAAATTTTTACAATTTAACCTTTAATGTACTTTAAATGGCTTAATTTTAAGCAAGAAAAAAGACTCCTGAAAGTCCTTGATTATTGCTCATATTTTTTTATTTAATTTCCTACGCCCATTCTTCCTATGATGCATTACTTACTACAGTATATTTGCTTTCTGTTAATTGCATTAATTTTGTATATTCTTCTTGAGTAAAAACGTTAAACGCAAAGAATACATTTAGCTTCTGCTCTACTTCTTCCTTTGTTGAATAATATTTGTTGTTAATTAAGTTTTCTAAAATTTTAGTCATTTTACATCTTCCTCTCTATTTTAATAAATTGTTATAAGTTACATCTACTACAGCAGCCTGTGTTTTCAACAATTCCTGCTTTGTAGTTTCTAATTCTTTATTCTTTTCATTTAATTCTCTCTTAAGTTGTTCTTTTTCTTCTGTAGTTGCCTGTCTATCTGCTAAAATGAAACTATTAGTGCTTAAGTCCACTCCTATGACTTCTTTAGTATCTGCAACTAATGCAGTTAAACAAGCATATTCTTCTTGCACTCCATTTTGAGTAAATAGTAAGTCCCCAGTCTTCTTGTTATATACTGCTAAAATTTTATTCATATCATATTCCTCCTCCTTTAAATAATATAATTAAATACTTCATTTTCGTTTACTGGTGCTTTTGTAAATAAAATATTACCAATGGAATCATAAACCAACAATGTTTTCATTTTTGTCCTCCTATTTATAAGCTAGAATCATAAATATATATCTATAATTTGACCCACCATAAGTTCCGTTACTAGAAACTGTTAATTGACCATTTGAATATGCTACTGATCTTATTTGGGTTCTACTGTCACGAGTTAATTGTTTATTAATTCCATATTGTTGGTCTTTTGTATATAAGAAAAATCCATTTCCGCTATCTATAGTATATTTATTGGCTGAGCCATAATAAGTATATTGATATTCTCCAGTAGTACCAGCAGATGGTTCCGATAGGCTTCTTCCAATTATTATTGATGGTTCAAAAGGTATATCTATTATTGTTGTATTAGTTCTATTGTCTTTGCTATCGTGATCTAGTGAAATTGTTGGACTACAATATAGAAAATATTTATCAGTTGCATGTTCTACTCCACCCATACTCTGAATTGTTGCAGTTCCCCAAACATCACGACCATTAATCCAAGCATGATATCCACTAACTATTTTGCTTGCATCTGCATTAGACGGCGTTTGACTTTCTAAACTACTAGCTATAATTTGTCCACCAGCATAATAACCTTCCTGTAAATTAACAACTCCTCCACAATTCAAATTAGATGTTGGTGCACCTCGATTAACCATAGCACCATCTACTCTTCCATTATCACCTTCTCCATAATAACCAGCTAATAAATATTTAGGGATTAAGTTTCCACCACCTCCTTTACCCTGTAATATAAAATCCGTACCATTGTAACAAAGATTATATGGTATATTAGCTTTCATATTTGTTACAATATTCCCATTGCTATCTTTAATATTCTTAGTTCCATAAGAATTTAAATTTAAGCTGCAATTACCATTAGCATTTACTCCTGCAAATAAAGTCAATTTAGTTCCTTTTTTTAAAGATTGAATCCTTACATTAGCACCAATATATGCGTTAGTTCCTGTAGCTTCTACTATTGGATAAGCTTCATTTTCTATTGCTCTCATTTCTGTATCGATTTTACTGAAGTTATCTACAAAATCTTGCCTCTTAACATTGTCTGTTCCTTCCATTAGCTTTAATCCGTAATTAGAACTTATTCTCATTTTATCATCTCCTTAATCATAAATTTCTATATCATCCCATTTGATACTTTCAGCACTGTTATAAGATAAATCTTTATTATCTAAGTAATCCCATGAAGTGTACGTATATTTAAAATCAAATCCCATATGCGAAGGCTTAATCTTCTTTATCTCATTAATAAGTGCCTGCATATTTGTTGGAATCCCTTTAATCCCAACAAATTGTATAGTAAAGTATTTTTCCCTGTCATGACGTATTACATTGCACTCACCACCGCTAAAGCTCTCAGCAACAATTTTTATTCTATATGTATCTGCTACACCTTTTCCACGTATAGCTGCTTTTATCACTTCTCTACGACTTTCATAACTCATACTTGGATTATATTGAATGCCATATTTATCTTCATAAATTCTAAGTCCCCATGTTGCAGTATCAACATTAAATTGTTTTAAAACATCTTCAATCTGCCATTTTAACAATCCTAATTCTAAACCTTCAACATAATAAATAGCCTCCATTTCTGGAAGCTCATAAATGAATTGTGGTACATATTTAGATAAGTTAACAAAATACTTTTTTAATTCTTCCTCTGAAGGCATATTCTCTGCATACTTAGATACTCCATAATTGGATTGTCCATAATACATCTATATTCCCTCCAGTTCATTCCATGTCATACCTTTTTTAACGTAAGTTGTATTGATTTGGTTTCCTTCAGAATCTCTTGCCGATTGTGTAACACTCATGTCCATATATTGCCTAACAGCAGTTACATATCCAGTTGGTAAAGATTCTAAGGTATCTGTTGTCCAAGTAACGTCCACTAAATTCATGTATTCACCTTTATTAAATTCCATAATATCGATACAATCATATTGTTCAGTCATTTTTATATACAATTCCCATGTAGACGTTGCTGATTTATATAGATATGCTTCTAACTCTCCTATTTTTGTAAATCTCCTTAATTCGGGGTCATTTGTATTTGAATTTTTAAATTCTATTATTACAGTTCCAAATCTTGCCCTTTGAATGATATCTAATGTTATAGGTTGGTTTTGATAATTTTGTCTTACAGTTATTTTTGCAACGTGTTTATAAATACCACTTATAGTAGTTGTAGCCATATATGCTACATTAGTTCCTTGGCTAAATTTAGTTTTTCCAGTAACTTTTCCACCACTTAATGACAATTTATTATCCCAATAATTAATTTTATTGCTAGTTATTCCATCTAAAACAGTTTTATTAGCATGAGTATGATTTTGAGAAGAATCAATATCAGAAGCAGTAATATAGCCAGAATCATTTGTAAATTGAGAAACTTTAGTTGGCATATCTGTTATTTGTGATTTAGTATGAGTATGAGATTTTTCTGCCTTATTACTTACTGTATTCCATAATGTTCTTTCTGCACTTGTTATATGCTTTACAGTATCGCTTATATGAGTTACAGCACTATTCCAAGCTGTGATCAGTGTACTTGTAATTCCATCTATAACGTTTTTATTGTCATGCGTATGTTTTTTAGAATTAGCATCATTCCAGTTTGTACGTTCTGTGCTTGTAATATGCTTTACTGTATCATTAATATGAGAAGTAACACTCACCCATAATGACCTAACTATATCTAAAAATGTTTTATCTTCTTTTGACATCTTACCATCTACAGAACTTGTTGCTAATGGAATAGAATTAGCACTTATGGCAACCCAAGTACTACCACTCCATCTATAAGTAATATCTGTATCTTTAACATTAACGGTCCAACCATCCTGTGGACTTGGATAATTTGTACTTAAATCAGAAAATGTTGTTACACTTTCTTTCCAATCTAAATCTGTTATAACTTCATTTATTTTATTATCAATTTCTGCTTTAGTATATTTATCATCCCAAAGTGGCTTATTGGTATTTATAGTATTTTTTATACTATTTTCTGCATTTATAGCTCTTGTAACCTCTGTAGCCAAATTTGTAGTTAACGTATTTTCAGCCGATTTTGCTCTGTTTATTTCATTTGTTAAATTAGTGTTCAATGTGTTTTCAGAGTCTTTGGCTCTTGTAATTTCAGCATTTAAATTATCTGTTAATATACCTTCAGCACTACTAGCTCTATTAACTTCTTCTGTTAAATTATCTGTAATGATTTTTTCTGCACTCTTCGCTCTAGTAACCTCATCCATTTCGGCTTTTTGTGCTCTCTCTATTTCTTTATTTAGATTATCTGTTAAGGTACTCTCGCTAGCTTTTGCCCTGCTTATCTCTGTGTTGAGATTATTATTAATTTCAGTCTCTTTATTTTCTGCCCTAGATATCTCTGTATTAAGATTATTCTCTATTGTATTTTCTCTATCTGTAGCCCTATCTATTTCATCATTTACCTCTTCCTGAGTAATATTAATAGCAGCCTGTACATTATTAATATCCTCTGCTTCTACTGTATCTCCAGTAGTTTCATAAGTAATATATAAAACTGGCTCTGTAGAAAATATTTTAATAATAGTTTTCCATGGAGTTAGAGAAGGTGTAGAAGTTGTATATGTATTTATCTTAGTTCCTGTAAGCTTACTTCCTGTATAAATGTTAATTGTGTTTACTTCAACATTATCATGTGCTAATTCTTTTTCATAAACACCAGCTATTGGATTAATAACTTCTTCTATTGTATATATATTTCCATCTAACTTATTTAATTTAGAATTGAATTGTGTGATATCCAACTATATCGCCTCCAATTCTAAAATGCCTTTTACTGCAATCTCATCTTCAGCTAAAATACAATTAGATACCGATTCGTTTAAATATAAATCTGTATAATCAATTACACCTGGAATATCAAGAATTAACCTACCTAACTGTGCTATAGAAATATATTTAGTAGTTTTAAATGGCATTTCTTTTAATTCAGTATCTAACATTACACCAAATTTTTCTTTGCATATATTTAATATATAACCATCAGATAATTGTAATTTAACTTTAATATTAATTGCTTTTTCTATACAACTTACAACCGTTAATTCTGCTCCAATAGGTGCCTGTCCTTTACCCATCTTAGGATATGGATCTATATAATTATTTACTTCATTAACTAATTCTTTAGTCGCAGCCTTATGTCCATCTGCAACAATTATTATTTTAACTGTTCCATCCCCATCCCATTGTGGAATTACCTTACACTCTGAAACTCCAGTACATTCTTTAGCCCATTTTTCATAATGCGCATCGTTAGCACTACTTGGGGTATTTGAAGCATTTTCTAATATTCTCTCAAGATAGTCCCCATCTAATTCATCATCAACACCAAACTTAATTATCTCTATATTTTCAATAGAAATAATACCGTTTATATTTTGAGAAAACATATTAATATTTCCTATTGCCACATTTCCGATTGTTCCTATCTCAGTACATTCAACTTCAATTATTGCTATTTCTGAATCATCAACGATTACTGTGTTTTGCACCAAAAATTCTATTGCTGCTTGATCTTCGGTTCTTGTAGTACATACAACTCTTCCAGCACTTATTCGAGTACCTTCTTTCGCTGATATTTTAATCTTGTGAATTGCAGCCGAACCCTTTTTCCTTGGTATACCTTCAGCTTCACCTTTAAGATCTAAAAATTTTCCTGTGGCTGTTTGAGTGATTCCCAGCTTTAATATCTGTAGTAATGATACCCTTCTAAATTTTGCAATTTCTTCTGAAAAAGGCTTAACAGAATTCCAAAATATATCTCCTTCCATCGTATTAATATTAGATGGAGCGTTTGAAATAGCTCTCTTTAATACATCTTCTGATGTTTCCTTAAGATAATCCGGAAGGTAACTATCTATTGATATTGTCATTAATTATCATCCCACCTTCTCAGTATTTTTTAATACTTTACTTTGTCCTTTAATTGGAGTTACTTTGTACTCATAATAAACTTCTCCATTTTTCCAAGTAAAAGAAAAAGAATCAACACTTTTTGTATTTGGATGCACCATTAATGCTTCCTGTGTGATTCTCGTAAGCTCCATTTCCGTAGCTTCTTTATTTAATTCCTTATTCAATTCTTCTCTACCAAACCTATAAGTATATGCCTTAAATCTATTTCTTATTGTCATTATAGCAAGTTGGCACCATTGTATATAAGCATCATAACCATTTAATATTTTTACAGTTCCATCTGGATTCTTTATAAATGTCATTGTTTCAAAATCAATAGCATATGATCCTTTTAATTCAAATGTAGAATTTTCTTTTATAGTTACAGATTCAATACTATTTGTAGGAAATAAATTAGCCATTAGAAATCCTCCCAACAATAACAGCATTAATACCCATAACTGCAACTAACACTCTATCTCCTACCTTTATAGCCAATTGATTACTAGGTGTTTTTATTGTATGTGTATGTGATTCTGTACAACTAGCTGATTCTGTTGTAATGTTATCAGTATTTTTTAAATTATCCAAAATCCAATAATCACCTTTAGGATATTCTTGCTTTATTCCATCTACTAGTAATCCACTTTCAGTTACAGTTGCTAACGCCATACCAGTTCCATAATTGGATGCTGCTATTGATTGATTTGTATTTCCATGTACTACTCTTGCAATTTCATTATAAATATCATTTGGCATAAAATTTCCTCCTTATATCATCTAAAGTAGACATAGCATTCATTGTCATGCTATCTGCATCACCTAAATTATGTGTGATTTCAGTTACATAATAATCTTTATTATATAATGATACTTTGTCTCCTGCACGTATATCTGGAATATCTTTAACGCATTTAAAAGTCCATGTATCTTCACCTGTAGAAAACATAGAGTTTGCTTTATCCTGTCCTGTTGCATAATCAGTTACTTTACTATCTTGTACTATTTTTTGTATAGTTCCATAATCATCAGTTCCTTGTTTGAATACTCCTACTATAGGTGAAATTTCCGGACTTTCTTCCTTACTTTTATTTTCTCCAAGCACCTTTACTTGAGTTACAACTCCATCTAATGTGTTTTTACGACTTGGATCATCGATAATTCCATCAAGTTTATATATAACTTCATTTGTGCCTAGTTCAATTAAATCAAGAGAAGTGCCCATTCTGTAGCAATACAACTTTCCACCCTTTTGAGCAGTTTCTTTAAGATCACTCCACATCATTGTATATAATGAATTTTTTCTTCTATCTTTAGATAATCCTATTCCTGTATCTGCAAAATTTCCTATTGGTATACTCCAATCATTGCATATGTTAGTAGCTCTTTGAGTTGCTGTATGACCATCATATAACAATAATTCATCTTCTGATTCTTCCAAATAAACCGTTCTTTCTTTACATTCAAGTGATATTCTCATTGTCTTATCGCTTTCATTTGTTGTCCAAATCACGCCTGAAAAAATCTTCTTATTTTCTTTTGACCAGAATCCCTTATCGTAAAATTCTATAGAATCACCTTTTGTTAATCCTATTTTATTTGCAAGTGCATAATTTTTTAATATTTCAAAATTCATAGTATAAGAAATAGTGTCTATGGATTCTTTAAGTGATCCAGATAACGATAGTCCTTCTATCTTATATTTATTTTTCAATACTAAATCCATAATATATCACCACCTACGCTTTTGTAATAAAGCCACGATGCACCCAACCGCCTGCAACTCCATAATAAATCTGAACCCATTCGCCCCATTGCGAATATACTGTATATGTTTCTCCTTCGTATGCATATCCAAGTCCTGTACTATTTTGACTATCTTCTTCATATACAGTAGCAGTAATAACAATTTTTATTTTATCTCCATCAGAGTAAGTATCATCACCAAAATATCTATTACCATAATCAATTAGTCCACCTTGATATGAACTTTGTGAATTATCTATATATCCAATTAATAAGGGTTTGTTAGTTCTAAATGCTATACTGAAATATATATCTCCTACTTCTCCACCCCTTACTTCTGGGTCAAATTGACTTATATTTACTATCTCATTAATACTTAATTCTGCTATTATTAATCTAAGCTGAACTGTATCTAACTCTGCATCAACCCATTCATTTATTTTATTCATATATTGTTGAGGTGCCATTGTTGGCATACATACACAATAACTTTCATTATATTCAATAGGAAATAAAGAATTAAATGATGTTTCTCTTACATTTTTTCCATATTGTTTTATATCAACTTCACCAACATTTAATACTTCTTCTGTCTTGTATCTTCTTTTTCTAGGTGCTGATATCTTTTCTAATGGATTAACTGGAAAATGAATTGTTGTATTACTGAATTCTTCAATTAAATATATATCTATCTAAATCAGCTCCTTTCATAAATTTGTATAAGAAAAAGCACTCAGATTTCTCTAAGTGCTTTTTACAACATATACTATCTATTATTCTTATTGTCTTTATTATATCATTTTTCAAAGTAGTTTTTTCTCATTTTTTTCTCATTTTTTTCTCATTATTGATTGTTTATAACTTCCTCACCAATTACTAATGGTATCGTTATTGGAACATTCATTGAAGAAGTATAAGTATACATCTTTTGAAATTTACCTTTTACTATTAAATGGTCGTTCTCTAATATTCTTGATTTTAATGTATCTTTTGCTATTGCCACTAGTATTACATTATCATAGCTATTGTTTACTGCAAGTCTTACATCTGTTTCGTTATCTGCTTCAATTACCTGTATTACCTTTCCACTTACAGTTAATCTCTTCTGTAAATAATCATCAGGATTCCTTGCTATTTGTTCATATGTTATTCCGCTATTATATTCAGCTTGTCTACTTTCTAGTTCTTTAGCTATTCTTTCAGCTTCTTTTTGATTATTATAATCATCTATGGAAGTTTTGATAACTGTTACTCTGTCTATATATTTATTCTTCAAATCCTCTGATATCTTAGAATTATTATCTGAAAAATCTTTTAACATAGATACGGCTAGCTCTCCTTCGGCATTAGTCATATCTTTATATAATTTATCGCTATCTAGTATCGTTCTATATTTTTCAATGAATTTGTTATCATTATCTTCTTTTTGTTGTTCATATTGAACTTTAATTTTGTCTTTTTGCTCCTTTTTTACTTTTTCAATAGATTTGTTTGCTGCATAGTTACATCCACCTATGACAGCTAATGATAGTAACATAATACAAAAACCTATTATTAACTTTCTCTTCATTATTACTCCCCCTTTTCCTACCATATTATAACTTATTTCTTAATATTTGTGAACGCATCTCTTAAATTCTGTCCAAATTGTTGCATAGCTTCATTAATCATTGCTTCTATATCTTGATTACCATTAACATTTATATTCATACCTCCAAAACTAAATTGATTTCCTCCACCTGCCATTGCTACTTGTGGTTGGTATACTTCTACCTTTTGCTTTGGTGTTTTTCTAGCTACTTCTTGTTGCACTGCTGCTCTCATGTCATTTACAGAATTCATATGATTTCTAATTTTAGTTCCTTTTTGCAAATTTACTAAAGGATTTTTATTATATTGTCCAATCACTGGAACTGTTCTATCCGCAAGTTCCCATCCTCTTTCATCTACAGTACTTAATCCTGACTCTGAATAATGGGTACCATTTGCATTTTTATCTACATCAGAATTACCTTTAAATATATCATCAAACCATTGAGAAACTTTTTTAAATATAGTCGTAATAGTAATTGTTTTTCCGTCTGCTTCATCAGCTTTAGTAATTACTGAAGTAATTTCTGATTTTGTTTCTTGTGCTGTTCCATCTGTAGTTACATCTGCTGCAGTAATTGGTGGTACTTGATTCAATTCTTCTCTAGTGTCTCCTATCGCTTCTATTGCTCCACTCGCATCAGCTTTTATATAAACTTGTGTTCCATTTATTTGTGTCATTCCTGTTATTACTCCATCTGATTCTTTTTGAATATCCTGCATAGATGCAACAATAGCATTGCCCATTTTAAATTCACCTGTACTAGTATTTAATGTAGAATTTGAGATAACATCTATTGCATTAATTATTCCATCAGTTGAATTTGTGTATGATTCTCTCAAGATATCTAACTGTTTCTTTTGAACATTTGAATATGCAGCGCCTTTATTAGCTGTTTCATTATAAAATCCTGTTATTTCCTTTGAATATTCATCTACTGCAATAGTTACATTCTCCCATTGTTTTGTTAAATCATTAAATAATGTATAATTTCCTGATTCTTTTATATTTGAAGCTCCTATGTGTGAATTAATCATTTTTTGCATAGTATCCCTGTTATCTAACTCTGTACCATCTACTTTATCACCAGTATATTTATCTATACTACTAGCAGCTCCTGAATTCTGATCCATTATAATCTGATACATTGCTTGTTTCTCATTCCAATTAGAATCAGCATAAGAGCCTCTCGTATTTCTTAATTCATCTATACTTTTTTCTAATGATGATTTTTTACTTTCTTCAGTTGTTTCTGATAATGTTTTTTCTAAAACAGCAATATGTCCATCCAAATCAGCAATTTTATCTTTGTATGCATCGTCAATATCTTTATAAGAACTTTTAAGCAATTCACTCGCACTATCTGTATCTGTAATCTTGCTAGCATCTGTTGTAAATTTAGACTGAGCATATGCTTGGTCATAGGTGTTTTTAGCATCTATAGCATCTAATTTAAGACTATTCATTTGATCAATATATCCTTTTATTTCTTCTAATTCACTAACTGCCAATTCTCTATTATCAGCATAAGCCTGTGATGTTATATCATATACTTTATCCCTGGCAACTTGAATTTTTTCTGTAACATTATCATAATATTCACCTATTGATGAAACTGCCGAATCATTTTCTGAACTGTAATCTCCATCTGCACTTAAAGCATCTTTTAAAACTTTTGTTTCAGAATTTTTCTTGTTTTCTAATGCATTAATAATATCATAGGCATAATCATTTATTCTGTTTGCTATTTTATTTTCTCTATCAGATGTTGAATAACCACTCATATCTATTTTTTTAATATTCATTAATAGTTCCGTTCCACTCTTTGCAGTCTCTCTTACTGCTTTTTTGAATGAATCTGATATTCCTTCTCCGAAATCCGTATACTTTACTCCTGATTCTTGTAATTCTTTTGCTGATTTATAAGCACTTCCTGTAAATTTATTTATTATTTTTTCCCCAATAGTCAACTCTTCTGTAGCTGTATCTATGCTCCTATTCATTAATGAGTTATAGCTCATTACTCCATACGCTGTTGCTGCAACACCTGCTGTAATTGCTAATCCCGCTGGACTAAATAAAGCTGGTAATATTTTTGCTGCTAATCCTACTTTGCTTATTCCTACTGCTGCCTCTGTAGCATCTTTGGCTACACTTGCACCTTTGAATAATGATACTAAATTAGATATTCCACTTATTGAATTACCAATTGAACCAGCTATATTAAATCCAGCTATAGCTGTTACAACAGTACCAATTGCTATGGCAGTTTCTTTTATATCTTCTGTGTGATTAGATAAATAATCTACTGCATTAACTATACCATCTGTTATATCTGGTATCTTTCCAGTAAACCATGTTACAAACTGTTTTGCATATGGTGCTAGTCTTTCTCCTAAAGCAATGTTCATCCCTTCAACAGCAGATTTTAATATCTTCCATTGCCCAGATAAATTATCTAATTTTGTATTTGCCATATCTTTAGCAGCTCCATTAGCATCTGATAATCTTTTACTTAAATCACTTAAGCTTTGTCCGCCTTGATTCATTAATGCTAAAACTCCTGACATTGATTCAGTTCCAAATATAGTAGAAATAATATCAGCTCTCTGTTGACTGGTTAATTTTCCTAACGAACTATTTAAATTATCTACAACTCCACTTAAAGGTTTCATGTTTCCTTGTGTATCAAAAGCATTAATTCCATATGTTTTCATCAATCCTGCCGCTTCTTTTGTTGGACTTGCTAGCCTAGCCATCGCTTGTCTTAATACAGTTCCTGCCTGACTTCCTTTTATATTCTGATTAGAAAGCAATCCCGCTGCTGCTGCAGTATCTTCAAAACTTATACCTAATGATGCACTAACTGGAGCCACATATTTCATTGTTTCCCCTAAATCAGTAACATCACTATTTGTAGCACTTGCACTTAATGCCAAAACATCTGCAACATGACTTGTATTGCTAGCATCTATATTAAATGAACGTAATGTACCACTTGCTATATCAGTTGCTGCTGCTAAATCTAAATCGCCTGCACTTGCTAAACTTAATAATCCTGGCAATGCTGAAATATTTTCTTTTGTAGAAAATCCCGCTTGTCCTAATAGTTCTTCTGCCTGTGTAACTTGGACTGCTGACCATTCTGTTGATGCTCCTAATGACTTAGCTGTATTAGATAATTGTTTCATTTCACTATCTGTTGCTTGAGATACAGCTTTTACATTTGATAATCCTTTTTCAAAATCTGAATAAGTCTTTATTGCTGTAGTAGCACCAAATCCCCCCATAGCGAGGGTACCTGCCAGAGCTATTGATATTACCTTTTTTGTTCCTGCCTTTAACCATGAAGTAAGCTTATTATTTGCTTTTTCAATAACACTACTAGCTTGATCTTCTGCTTTTACTTTAACCTTTGCTTCTTTATTGTTTAACTTCTCGGTAGCACTCTTTACTTTATCCAATCCAGACGTAGCATTATCTTTAAGCTTTGCTGTAGGACTTATAGTTCTGTCTGATAATTTCTTAGTTTTAGATTCTAATTTATCTAATGGAGATGACATCTTATCATTTAACTTTGCAGTAGGACTAGCAGTCTGATTTCCTAAATCTTTAAGCTTCTTTTTTGCTTTTTCTGCTGTTTCTTCTACTTTTTTAACTTTATTAGATGATTCTTTATCTCCATTAACATTAATTTTTATATCTAATCTATAGATTTCTTTAGATGCTATTGCAATCACCTCCTACTTTCATATATAAAGAAAAAGGGTGCCTTTTACAGCACCCTATAATTATTACTTACTATTACGTTGTTTCACTTCAATAGCAGAGAATGCAAATAACAACTTTCTTGTCATATAATCTTTCTTCATCACATCATCCGGAGACATATTATGAAGAAGAAATAAATTATATAAAGCAGCTATTGATCCTCCACTACTTATTAGTTTTTTATATCATCTTCTGTAACCTCTACATCTTCTCCAAATCCACTTAATTGAAGAATAGATTCTACTAAAGCATTTTTTTCTCCAGCTAATAATTTCTTAATTATAAACTGTTTTCCTTCACTCAATTCATATTTAGCAAGCAATTGTGTATTATTCCAGTTGAAATTAGTAGTAGCTGCTATAATAACTCCAGCATCATATTCTGCATTATCTAATTTTTCTTCCCACACACCTTTAACTTTTCTTTTTCTAGTGCATTCTTTTCTTATTCTGCTTAATTCATCTCCTGTAAGACCTTTAAGTTCTAATTGTATTCCAAGCCTTTCAAGCTTTGCTTTTCCTTTAGGTGCTTCAAATTCTTCGCCCATTAATTTTGCTAATATGTCCTCTTCCTTTGATGCTAATTGTGCTTGTTGTTCTTCATTTAATTTTTTCATTATAATATCTTCCTCTCTTATTCCAATTAATAAATAGAAAAGAGTAGGCATCTAATGCTCTACTCTAATACTTAATAAAACTTTTAATCAGTTTGTACAATTTTATCAAGCAATTCATATCCATCAAATACAAATGGATATTCATTTTCAATTACTTCTCCTGGTTTAAAGTTTATAAGACTAATCTTTGTTACTCTACAATTTTTAAGTCTTATTCTTTCATAACCATATGCTTCAGGATCATCTATTTCAGAAATTATTTCAAATTTTTTGAATCCATTTTCTATCATTTTTGAAGTAACTTTAAACTCTTTAAGTGAACCAGTCCCCTTTTTAGCACCAGCTTTATGGCCTGTCCATTCAGATCCACAGGTTAAAAGTTCTTTCATGTCTATTTCTACATCTGCTGTTGTTTCACTTACCTGTGTCTGCCATTCACCATCAACGAAAATCTTCCCATATGTACCACTACATACTCTTGAAGTATCTAATTCTCCAGCCATTTACTACACTTCCTTTCTTATTCAGCAATTATTCCTGTTCCATAAACTCTCTTAAGCTTCTTATAGTGTGTTACTGCCCATGTCCAATACATTTCATCAGCTTCTGCAGTTGCCTGCTTTTCTTCATCAATTTTTACAACAAAATCATCTGCGATAATTCCATTGTTATTTAATGTTTCAAAATACTTTTTAAGTGAAGATAATGCAATAGTTCTTCCTGTATCATTAGCATCAACTTTTCCTGAAATCTCAAATCTTTTAGCCGAAGTATCTTCATTTACTGTTTTTAAAAAGATAACAGTCTGTATCGTTCCAAATGCCTTTCCAGCTTCATCTTTGTAAATCTTATATGTATTTACATCATCAGCAACAACAACTCTTCCACCATCTTCATAAAGTACAATAGTACCATTTTTAATAGCTGATGTTATTTGAGTTTTTGATAATTTAGGCATTACGGAATCAAATATTGTAGTTTCATTACAAATTGATTCCTTTAATCCTTTTCCTATTGATAATGCAGCGATATAAACCAATACTTCAGCACTGTTATAAGTCACACCATTGTAAGTCGCTGATTTTAAAAATAGATTGTTTACAAGACAATCATTATAATCATTAGATCTTTGGTTAGCATCATCTAGTGTTTCATCACCATTTACACCTGTAACAAATATAAGGAACATATCTCCATTTTCTTTACATTGTGTATTCCATGTTTGGATAGATGCTTGTAATGCAGAATCAGCATATCTATCTATAACAAAAGCATCTTTTTCATAACCTTCAAAGATAGCCATAGCATCTATATAATCTTGATTTGTTATTCCTGCAGTTCCATCATTACCACCAGTAAAATTCTTAGTAGCAAAATTATCTAAAGTATTCGTAGTTGAGCTAACTTCACTTGTCTTAGCCGTAATATATGTGTTTGCTGTTGCATTATTTATTGTCTTTGCAATTTCTGCAAATGTTCCACTAACAGTAATATTGAATAACTGTTTTGATCCTTCATAAAGGATTATGTTTTTCTTATCTGAATCTGCAACATTAGTTTTTACTGTTACCTTAAAATCTCTAGTAGTTGGATATAGAGTTTCTAATGTAATAGCATTTAATGGAGATGAATCTGTTGTTTGAAGTACTAAAGAAGCTTTTGATGCACTTGAATCTGCCAATCTATATAGCAATAATTCTTTAGGTTTCCCTAATAACGCAAGTTTCCCTAGTTTGTAAGCTGTGTAATTGTCATCAGTTCCAAATGTTGCTTTAAGAGTATTTTCTACATCATTATTTATTAAAACTGGTTCTTTTATTGGTCCCCAGTTGGCTGTTACTGTTAAAGCTAATGTTCCTGTTGTACCATTTGCAATTGTAGCTTCAGCAGCAGTCTGGAATCTGTTATAAAAACCTGGTATTTCAGGTTTATTATCTGTTCCCCATGTTCCCTTTGCCATTATTTAACCTTCTTTCCTAAGAAATTTTTCACCATCTTATCTACTTCTATTTTTGTAAATTTCTCTTCTTTTGAGCAATTAGAAAAAGCACCTGCTAATACTATTTTTGTATAGCCAAGTGCTTTTGAATTTTCCATATATTCCTCTACAGAAAACTTTTCTTCATTTACTGTAGTTTTAATTGTAGATGTAGCTGTTTCTTTTGTGGTAACATCTTTATTTACATCAGCCATTATACAGCCTCCTTCCTATTCAATAATTCCCTTTCCAATAATGTTTTTTAATTTAGGCGTATTATCTTCTATCATTTTTCTTTTAAATAACTCAATAGTCAACTGACCCTTGGTTATCATATCCGCCTCTTTATCTTCAGTTATACTCTTAATAGTAAGATATCTCCTATTTTCAATATCATAAGGTATTTTCAAATCAGTAATTAAATGTTCCTCGATAGTATCAAGAATCTGTTCTATTTCAGATTTATTTTCACTTACCACATGACATATAAGAGTTTTTTCTTCTCTTATAACCCTGTTTGTTTCTCTCATCCTATCCTTATTAGTTACTCTCCATAAAATTGAAGGTACTTGAAAATTACTTTTCCAGTTATTAAGATATACAGGAATATCAATAATACTTTTACTATAATTACTTAAAGCATCAAGCCATTTATCTTTATTTTCTTCAGTGTCTTCATGTAATGCAATAATAGTAAACTTTAAACCTTTTGCTATTGCATTCCACTCTTCATCTACTATATCTTGTCCTATAATCCCATCAAATTTGCATGTAAAACTCTCGTCTGTTTTAGGATTAGTTATTACTTTTAAATTTAATGCTTTTATTGACTGCTCTGCTAATTTATCTAAACTCTTAAAAGAAAGTCTTTCATCATACAACCATATTTCAATACTTCTCTTAAATCCAACTACGTCCCCATTATCTGTATCGTCTTTTGCAACAACAACAGAATATGGCTTTTCTGTCTGCTTGTCTGGTACATTAGGTTCATAGCATCCTTTAAGTTCCGTAACTTCTTTGAGTAACTGATTTCTTATTGCTAGCCTCATATATTAATCACTCCAATACTTACCAACAGCTTCTATTATAAATTCTTTATTATTATTTAAAGTATCTTTTAATATTGGCATAGGCTTAATACCTTTTACACTCTTAGCAAAATGTCTTTCCCCATCAGTATCAACCCAACTTAATACTTTGCCTTTTACTGGAACTATCTTTTTACCAGTAGGTCCATATATACCAGTACCTTTTTCAAGCCATTCTCCATATTCTGTACCATGTGCTAAATATACAGAATACTGGCTGCCACCACCTTCTACTCCACCATTTATTCCATTTCTAGCATGAGAACTTCTATCTTTCCAGTAAGCTTTTTCTTTAGCTTTATTAACAAGTGTAGGCGCTATAATTCCTCCAAGTAACATTCCCATACCAACTTTTTTCCTGTTAATATAATCAATAACTTTAAAACCCATGAAATCAAGTCCTTTCTAAATCACACAAGTAACCACATAAAGTATTTTCTATTATTATTGGGTAAGCTCCTGTAACTTTTATATGGCCTTCTCTAGAGTCAAATTCAACAACATTCTTTTCATCTATCTTTATTTCATTCTCATTATTTAAAATCATCTTATATTTATTTGTAGTATAAGATGTTCCTTGAGTTTTACTTTCAATTGTTATTTTGTTTGAATTATCTTCTAAATATATTATTCCAGTATAAGTTATTATATTTTCAACTTTCTCATAAGCACCATCTACAAGAACCTTTTCTGCATACTTAACATCAAATGTAGTAGGATTTATTGATATACCTTTATTGATTGCATCTATAATCTTTTTAGATTTTAATCTAGCCATCAGCAACCATCTGCCCTTCTCATTGATGTTTTATATCCACTTGTTACAGTTGGATTCAATTTCGACTGTTCTGCTATATAATCAGCTTGATAAATAGATGCAAGGTTATTCCAGTAATCCGGATCAGCATTTTCTATTTCTATAGGACCAACTTTTATTTTGCTATCTGTATTAGCTTTCATTAAACAGCCTCTCCAACTTGCTTTTAATACATTATTGTCATTCACTGCTAATAAGTTTTCAAGTTCTTCATCGCTAAATACAGGATACTGACTTTCATTTAAATTAATTTTTAAAATATCTAAAGGTGTAAGTTCCATAACTATTCACCTTCTTTTCCTGCTCCATTGTCTTCTCCTGTGTTGTTATCAGTTCCATCTGCTTCTCCACTATTGTCTTCAGCAGGAACTTCAACTTCTTGTTCTTCTATTTCTGCATATTGCTTTAATTCTGCAACATCTTTTTCAGCAATTTCAAATTTTTCATCTTTATTAATGAATTTACCACCATATTTTAAAAATTTATTAGCTGTACCAATATATTTTTTAACTGTTATTGTTCTTTTCTTCGCCATACTAATTACTCCCTCTCTCATATAATTAAATAGCAGCTAAATATTAACTACTCTTTATTAACCTACAGTTGCAAAGAATACTTCATCTGCTCTATCAAAACTTACAATAGGCATTACAGATACTTTAGTATCAACTGTAACTGGATCTTCTTTAACCATTGTTGTAATTGCTGTTCCTGTTCCAACCATAGTAGTATCAAGTTTTCCTGAACCATGTGTCTTGTCAAATTCTTCAGGTGTAACACCATAAACTGTATTTCCTAATGTTGTTCCGCTCATAAGAGTAACTTTATTGTTTTCATAATATTGTACTGCTGATGCTCCTTCATAAGGATAGTAAGTAGAATCATCTAAGAATACAACTGTTATTCCCATAACTTCTTTAGCAAACTGTAAATAATCTTTTTGAGATAATATTCTGTTCTGATTCATAACATTACCATTTAGATGCCCTTTAATTGCAGTATTAACTAAGAATGTATTATCAAATGTTGTCTCAGTAAGCATTAATGTTGTTGGTTTTGGGTAATTTTCATTAGTTAATACCTTCTGCCATTTCTTTACGTCTCCAACTATATCTGCACTTGGATTAGTCCACTTATCTGTAGATGTTAATGTGACTTTGTGGTTACTTGGTACTCCATAATCAACAACTACTCCTCCATCATTTGCATCTGATGAATAATTTATTACTCCATTCTGAACAACCTGTGCTGCCATTGCTTTTGGAATAATATCTGAACCCTTTACCAAATTAACCTGTCCATCAAAAATTTGATCAGATATTGCTTTAACTAAATTCTCGTTATTACATCCCATTGCTGATATTAATTCTCTTCTTGTAGTTTCATCAATTCCTGTTGATTCTTTGAAGAATGGTATTTCTGTGCTTTGTACTGTGATTTCTGCAGATAAGCTTCTCATCTTAGCAGCTACATCAAAAGTACTTTGTCTTAAAGCGATTGGTTTCTTTTTAGCACCTTTTGCATTTTCAAGTTTTGTTCCTAATACTTTTTTAGGTGGAAATAGTGATTTTTCTAGTGTTGGCTCTACTGGTAACTCTTTCATGTAAAGAGCTATGTTTTGTGAATTTATAAAATCTTGTAAATTCATATGTTTTTACCTCCTTCTATTTACCAAATATAATCATTGGCATTGCTGCTTTTTCAACTGCTTTATTAGTTGTATCTAATTTAACAGCACTTTCATAAACTGCACCATGTACCATTACTGCTGCAATTTCTATAGCATTGTCTGCTACTCCATCGGCTGATGCAGAATTTTTGAAATTTAAATCCTGATATAATATTCCATATGCTGTTGTTGAACCAGGTGTATCTCCGCTAACTCCTGTTGTAACAGCAACTTTACCATCTGCTGAAATTAATGTTCCAGCCTCTAATACTTCCTTATCATTTAGTTTTGCTTTTACATCTGCTTTTTTAATTTTAATAGGCAATGTAATAAAGTGATCTCCTGCAATTAATCTAAGCTTTTTATGTGATGCTCCAATTGTATATGAACTTTGATGCATATACTCATTCCTCCTTAAAATTTAATTTTTAATTAGCTGCAAATGAACTAATATCTTTTACCTGTTTTAATGATTCTGCCTTATCTTTTCCTAGCTGTGTAGCAAAATTAGTGTTTGTTGGTTCTTTACCACTATTATCCACTCCACCAGTATTAAATGAACTTGTTCCCTTTGGATCAATATTGAATAAATACTCATGAGATTTCTGTAATGGTTCAAGTTGTTCTTTTAAACCTATAATTGAATCGCCATCAACTTTTAACTTGTCATTATCAATAAGTGCCATAATAAGCTTTTTATCTTTAACATTAAAAGCTCCTAGTCCTTTTTCTAACGCATTATTAAAAGCAATGTCTGATAACTTCTTCTCATAATCATCTGTTATTGTTTTATTTTTGCCTTCAAGCTCTTCAACTTTTTCTTTTAAACCTGCTGCATCTTTAAACTCATCTTTAAGATTAGATATTTGTGTATCTCTCTCACCAATCTGTTTCTTATATTCCTTAGCCTGTTCATTCACCTGGTCGAATCTACTTTTAGGAACATATTTACCCTCGCTTACATCCTCAAAGTCCTGTTTATCTAATTCTTTCTTTTTATCATCTGGTAAAGCTTTGTATGTTTCTTCACCTATTATGTCTTTAATTTTTGCCATTATATATTTCCTCCATATCTATTTTTCATTTTTTTACGTGTTAGGACCACGAATAGATTAAATTAAGTAGTTCTTTAAAGTCTGCTACTTAATAAAAGACATAATAAAAAGCCTTATTTCTAAGACCTAATCAATACGTTCTCGCTTGATGCCACCATAAATAATAATTTGGTAGTCCAAATTCCCATCCACAATTATGTTTATCCCAATAAATAAATGGAAGTCTTATAAAAACTCTTAAATTATTTATTGACATTCTTTTTTTATCATCATATTTCCATATTTTAAACCTAAAGTTTTTATATCCATAAAACTTTTTAAGACCTGGAGCTTTCCAAAATATAAATCTTGTTTTGTTTCTTTTAGGCCTTATCCAGAATAATAGTGCTTTTGTAATTTCAATCCATTTAGCACCATCATGGTTTGTTTTTAACATCACATCTTTTCCCCCTCATTAATATACTCATAGCTTGCTTATGAAAACTTACATTATGTTTAAGTGCAACATTGAAAGCTTTTTCCATCACAGCAGGCAATTCACCTTTTAAAATTTCTTTTATATTTTCAATATTTCTTTGCAACTTTCTAGTAAATGTATTATCCAGCTTGATTAAATACTTAGTCCCACAATGAGGACATTCAAGATAAGTTTCAGAAATCATTGCTCCTAAATATTTCTCCTTAATTTGTGGCTCAAATTCATGTTTACAGTTTGGATTATCACATATAACTTTCAACACTTCTCATCCCTTTCAATTCTCCAATCGCTTGGAACTTTACGCATAATAAAAACACCTAGACATCTCTAAGTGCTAAATTCTTACTATATTTATTATATCATGTGTATCTTTTAAAATTTCTCAACTTTTTCTCATTTTCTTCTCATAATTCAAACAAAAAATAGCACCCACATAAATTTTAAGTAAATGCTATTCTTGTATTTCATATGAGTCTGACATGAATTTTCTATATTCATCTTTTGCCCATTGTGGTGCATCATCTTTTATCTGCAACCCATCATCTGTATAATATCCATAACCTTCCTTCATAAATTTTGGTTCATCTTGTTCCATAATATCACTCTTTCATTTTTATATATTCTTTTAATTTATTTTCTACTTTCATACCAAATATTTGGGCAAACTCTCTTGGATTATCTCCCCCAAAATATTCAGCAAATGCCTCTGCAAAAGTTTCAGATGGATTCTTTCCTCCATATCTGCTAACAAGCTCAGGTGCATCTTTAAAACTATATGCTTTATCGTAGATGTTATTATACTCTAATAATACATCATTTATAAAGTCTTTGCACCATTTACTACTGTCTAATTCTCTATTATCCATCCATTTTAAAGAATCAGCTATATGATGTCCATATTCGTGCACAAAGGTTTTATATCCACGTGCGTTTGGTACTGTCCATTGTGTTCTTATACATCTTTCAATATATTCTCTATTATAGGTTTTATCACAAAAATACTTTCCGTTTAATACAAGCTCAACTGCTTCAGGTCTCTTTGGGTAATAGCTATAATATCCTACTGGTTCTATTCCTGCCTTAACTTTTATAGCTGGTAATTTCACCGGATCAATTTTCTTAAAACCTTTAAAATACTCATGGAATTTATCTAACCAATTAATGCTGTCTTGCAATAAGTCTTTATTTATAGGATATTTTCTACTATCACTGAAATTAATATCAAATGTATCTTTTAAATGTTTGCTTATTTCTTTTTTATTTTTATATTCTTTTGAACTAAACTCAAACGTCTTCCATGATACTACATCCTTATCTTTTGATGTATCTCTATTATACAAATTTTCTCTAATATTATATTTGTATCTACTTATATTTACTTTTGCAGTTCCATCTTTGCCATTAACTTTTACTAATTCAGTACCATGCTTATTGTCTGTATTATCACTTGTATTAAATTCTGTGCTCCATTCATCCAGTTCCTTATCTTCATTACCTTCAACCCATTTATTTATTCTTGCTATTGCATCATCAATATCTGCAACTTCTTCTGTAAAATAACACAGACAGTTTGGATGTTGTAATGGTGTTTCTTCTGGTTTAAATATTTGTCCATTATAATCATCACATATATCTGTTTTACCATGCATACGAGCACTATGACTTGCACTTAAATTCCATCTTAATCCTTTATTAAAAGGATTTTTCTTGGCATTTTGAATTTGTGTTTCTGTAGCTGCATGAGTAATACTGGTTCTAGCTAATCTTTGAGCCTGATATGATATCTTGTAACTATTGAAACCTGCCTTAAAATTATTTGTAACAATTCTATTATCAGGATTAATAAGCAATTCTAAATCATTAGCCAGTTTTCTAGCATTAGCACCACCAGCAATATTCATTTTTATAAATTCATCTATCTTATTGCTATTATCTGAAGTTAAGTTCCACAATCTTTTACTTAACGTCTTTCCATCTTTGTAATATTCACCTGCAACTAAATTTTTAACAACAGTATTTGAATAGTTATTAATATTATGTTTAACTATCTCACTTAGCTTTCTGTCTTTTACAACTTGATCTACATAATCTAATATACCTTGTCTTTGTATAATAGAACTTTCCATCATATTATCTTTAATATTAGGATATAGTTGCTTATATAAGTCTTTAGTATAATCATTAAGTAATCTTGCTATATCTATATCATGCACTCTAGTTCTACTTATATCGGGTAATTCTAATATCTCATCAATAAGCCTTGTAGCTGATTTAGCATATATGTTATTAATTTGTTTTTCCTGTTCTATTGTAAGTTTCAGTATTTTTTTCCTTGCCTCTAATACCTTTTTCTTATAAGGGTTCATGATACATCACCACTATTCTTCATCTTCTAGTTGTTTATTTATATCATCAATCTCACTATTCGTATCCTTTAACATTGAATCCTGAGCATTCTGCAACATAGTAGTTTCCTCTAAAATTTCTTCAAAGGCCTTTTCTGCATCTTCTTCATTTGTAAATTCTTTAATATATGATTTTCTACTTCTAACCTTTCTATCAACTTCATCCATAGCTTTATCTTTCTTATCATCTTCATCTGAAGGTAATGGAACATTTCTCTTTATTATCTTTGTGTAATTCATTAGTAACCAATACTTATCAAATATTCCTGGATAACAAAAAGAACCTACTTCGATAATAAAATCAATTAGGTTCAATAAAGGTTTTTCCCAGTCATTAAATTTTTCATCACACCTGGCCATCAAATCATTGTATAGATATCCCATAGCTTTTGCACTTGGTATATTGTTTAAATCAGTTATCTTTGGCATATCTAACATTTCTCTCATGTCAGAATCACATCTATTTAGATATGCATCAATTGCTCCACTATTCCCTATATTATATTCTTGCCTCTGTATCATTGCCTGTTTCCCCTGTGCCATGGCTTCATCTGATGTTCTTATAGCATGTAATGCATTAGGTGCTACAGTTAGTTTATTAACATCATCTTCATTACCATCAATTATAGCTTCTGCCCCAAACATCTGAAATCTTAATGCATCTGCAAAATCACTATTTCTTTTATTGTATTGGTTTTGAGAATCTACTAAGTCGGTTACATCAGATTCCCCAAATTTACTATTGAGTTCCCCAGCATTCTTTATTAGCCAACATGGAATAGTTTTAGATATTGTAATCTCATTGTCTATAGTTAATTCTTCCTGAAGTTCTGAATTTAAATAAGTTTCTTTCTTATAGAATGGTTTGTACTCTACTATCTTATTATCTGCATCTAGTGTCCTCTCTAATGGCTTGTAATAATAAGTATGTAGATAATACACCTTATCTTTATCCTCTTCTTTAAATACATTCTGTTCATCTTCTTCAAAAAATATTACTTTAAGTAGTTTTCCATTTTTCTCTTTATAATAAAAATTCTCTATGCTTTCATATTTAATAGCAATAGGTTGTCCTGGATTAGCTTCTGCTCTAAGAAGCACTCTTTTTTTAATTGTAGCTTCTAAAAATGCTTTTCTAGTATTATTCCAAAAATCATTATTTTCAAATACATCTTCAATGTATTTTCTAAGTTCCTCACAATTATCCTTATCTTTTAAATCATCAGCTTTAAATAGAAGTGTAGGTTCTTTACCAAACATCCATCGTGCCTGTTTTCTAAGTAACGGCTTAATTTTGTTTCTTATTTCTTGTGTAGGCTTATAATCAATATTATCATCTATTGGCCAATTCTGACCGTATAATACAGGATTATTCTTTGCTGCTTCTAAATCCTCACTCTTACCTTTATAAAATATATAATCTCTTAATACTTGCCTTCTCTCTCTTATTTCATTCCATGGTAAATTTAACAGCGTATCTCTTACACTTTTTGCTTGTCTTTCTTCTACAGTTTCCAAATTAATTCACCTCTTATTTATCAAATTATTTCCCATTTTTAAAATATAGTATTTATAAACATTTACTATTAAAAACTTATTATTTCGTTAAAAGTCTGACCTTTGAATTCATTACTTTTAATAAACGTAGTATTTAAGCCATTTTTATATTTTATTAATTTCGCTAAATCAATGTTATTCGAAATAATTACCCATTTACGACTTTAATATTTCCCAGCTTTTTAGAATATATTTTGTCCTTGTCTTCCATATGGATCAACAGCTTTTTTGTTAACTACTCCCTTTCCTTTTTGGTAAATTGAATCATCATATTCTTCAACTTTAAATCTTAATACTGTATATACAAAATATCTAATAGCATCCATAGCATGGTCATTTTCTTTTATAACTTCTTCAATACCTTTACTGCCTTTCTTTGCATCCCATACATATGAACTAAATTCTTTTAATGTATTCTGACAGCATTCATTAACGTAAAACAAACCAATACTTAGTGCACTGGCAACTGTTCTTATTCCATCTAGTACATCATTATTAGCTGATAATATATTCTTAAAACCATCATCACGTAATTGTTTTATAAAACTTGCTGCACTTGGATCAACTATTATTCTTACTGGTATTATATCTCCTAAGAATTTTTTTAAATCTCTTGAATATTGAATATCAGCCTTTTGTATTCCTGTATTTCTACCACTATAATAATACTCTTTTACTATGTACCATTTATTATTAAAAAGTCCCCACAAAAGAAAGACAGTAGCATTTTGGGTTCCATAATCTATGCTTACATAATACTTTTCATATCTTCTTTTAATAGTCTTTACTTTGTGTATATCCTCATTGAACATATCATAAATAACACCTTCTGCAAGGCACCATAAACCAAGAATATATCGTTTATAGAATATTCCTGAATACATTCTCTTATATCTTTCTTTTACTCTTTCAGATAAACTTAAATTATCATCCATAGTAAAATGTAAATGAACTGCATTCTTTTCTTCTAACTTGTCTAAAAATTCAGTTTTAAACCAATGATATGGTCCATCTGGGTTGCAATTAAACCACATTTTAGCACCATCAACAGAACATCTTGAAGTAGCTTGATTTACAAATGATTGTGGCATCAAAGCAACTTCATCAAATAATACACCTGCTAATGTAATACCTTGTATCAAGTCTTGTGAGCCTTCATCTTTACCACCAAATAAATAGAAGTCATTACTTTTCCCATCTTTAGATATAGTAAGATAATTTTCATTAGAACTTCTATGATCTTTACACTTGTATCCTCTACCTTTTAACATTTTCTTAAGTGGCTTTATAACATTTCTTCTTAATGAACCTATAGTTTTCCCGCACATTGCAAAATTTTCATCATCAAATTCCTCTGTTGCCCACATAACAAATGATAATGACATTACTACTGTCTTACCAGCTCTTACTGAGCCATCAGCAATTAGGATATCTTTCCTACATACGGGAGACAACGCATTCCACCATGTTAATACTTGAATCTGTTTATCTGAAAAAGGTTGAAATTTAAATACTTTCTCTTTATGCTTTTTCTTACTCATTGTTCCATACCTGTGTAGTTCTGCCCTTTAATGCTTCTAAGAATCCATCATCTTCAATTTCTCCTTCATCATTATCAGTAATCCTGCTTGTTTCTGCTTTAGTTTTATCAATATCAGCTTGTAGTTTTAATGCCTGTAATTTCTTATTCTCAATATCAAGTTTAGTTTTTTCTTCATCTGACAATAAATTTAAGTGTTTACTTAAGAATTCCAAAGCTTTCGTTTTGTCTACAAGCTTTATTCTTATACCATCCTTTCCTTCTGATATTTCTGTTATCAAGCTAGTGTCTACAGAAATACTTTCTTTTAAATCAACATAACTATATTCAATAAGTTTCTGTTCTCCAGTTTCAGGATCTATTACTGGTATATCGATACCCTCTTTATCTTTTGTCCACTTTCCTATTTGCTTCTTTCCAAATGTTAAATAATCCCCTATATCAGATAGAGCTATATCTATATATTTTTGCAATACTCCTCTTTTTAAAGCTTCTTTATTAAACTCTATAGCTGTCAGTTCATCTATTAGTGCTTTCACCTTAGTATTTCTTAATAGCAAGCATCCATTAACCATAGCTGATTCATAGGTACAATGATATACTTGCTGATAAGCTTTAGTTGCATTAAATCTTTTACTATATATAACAGCAAAAAGCCTATGCTTATCATTTAATTCAGTACTTTCTAATACTTCCTTAACTTCATCTGCAATAGGCTCTTTATCATTTCTTTTATTTTGTTTTTTAGTTACCTTTTTATTAGTAACGTTACTTTTAGATTGTGACTTTTTATTTGGTAACGTTCCTTTTGATGTTCCCTTTAAATCATTGTCCCATTTATCTTGTGATTTCCACTTTCTTATCTGAGTATCTTTTAAATTTAATTCTGCTGCTATATCAACTAATTTCATTTCGCCTTTAGAATTAATATATAACTCTTTAGCTTTATCTCTTAATGGACTTCTTTCTCTAGCCATATCTCACTGTCACCACCTCGCTCTGCTAATATATTGTTTATCTTCTTTTTTCACTGTTCTTAAAGCAATTTTCTAAATCTTTGTATATATTAAGATTTACTACTTCTCTTATACATGTTCTATGTCTGTCACATGCTGGATTATCCCTTTTACATATGCATCTTACTTCATTAGTGCCTTTCTTATATCTTAAATAACATTTAATTTTCACTTTCTCCACCTTCTTTCAATATATCTCTTTTCACTATTCTTTCTATTACTTCATTTCCTATTATTGTTGCACTTATAAATTTTATATAATTATCATCCTCTACCAACTTTCTAAGCTGATCCTTATTTAATACTGGTAATCTGTTTCTTATCGTATCTATTCTTCTTTGATATTTGTTCATATTTTCTTACCTCTTTATAATTTATTGCATTAAAAAAGAACCCTATTTCTAAGATTCTGTTAATTTTCATAATATTTTCTTTCAATTCCTATTGTTTTCCACGTTAAAACGTGGTATTATATATACATAAGGAAGGAGGTGAGAACGATTGATATAATAATAAAGGTACTTACAATCATCTGGTTGATTATACAAATTGCCTGCAAGCTTGTTGATATAATCGATGATGATAAATAAGTACCCACTCAATACTTGGGGAACTAACAATTCCCCTCGTAAAAACATTATATCATATCGTGAATTGTTATGAAATATTTAAATAATAACCTTACTACTATCATTATTGTCTTGCTTACTTTAAAACTTATTGATTTTAAAAATATTTCTATTCTTGATATTTTAATTGTAGTATTACTCATTATTAACATTATCCTATCTTTTATAACTAGAAAGGATTGATAAATATGAATCTTAAAGAAATACGTAAATCTCAGTCTTTAACATTAAAAGCACTATCTGAATTAAGTGGTGTTCCTCAACGTACTATTGAAGATATAGAACGTAAAGATGAATGTAAAGTATCTACTGCTATTAAATTGGCTGATGCTCTTAATGTTACTCTTGATAAACTTTGTAGATAGTAAATTATAAAAACCAGTAAATACAATATATTGTGCCATGGAGGATTTTCACCTCACCTTCAATATATTTTATGTATTTACTGGTTTCTAAGGTTTACGCAGTAACGACTAAACATTGTTGTAATCCCTGCCTAGCATTACATGTGTATTTATAAAAGGGGTTTAAGAATTTATGTCTGAGGTATGTAAGCTTTAATGTTAGGGGGCATGTCTTACTGGATACCTCTTACTTAATATTATAACTGTTTATCAAGATTGTTTTTCTCAATTTCTTCTCATTTTTTTATCAATTATTTTTGTATATAGTAGCCCTTAATCCATCTGTATTTACTATTTAGCCCTATAAGACTATATTTAAAATTAGCATTTGATCTATATATGCTATTTTTTATGTACTTCATTTGTTCATATTTTTTTACAAGTGAATATTCTAGTTTAAAAGCATCTTTTTTCATATTCATTTTATATAATTGTATATTGTTTTCAATACATATTTGTATTATTCTTTCTTCATTGCTTTTATCAATTTTACATCCCAGATATACAGCAATAGGCTGCTTTTTCATATACATATTTCTTCTGCATTCACATGGTTTCATGTCCATTTCTATAATACGCCATTCATCCTCATATTCCCAATCTTTAGCTTTTGAAATAAGTGGGTATATCATTCCATCTTTATTATCATTCATTATTTCCATACTAATTTCGCTTATTTCTGTTTTATATATTACTGGTAAAAAAATTCTATTTTGTTTTGCTATATCATCAAAATTATATTCAATAGAAAATCCTGTATGATTAACAGCATAATGACTCCACATTAAAATGGAATCATTTTTCTCGCTTAAGCAAGTAACTCTTATTTTATTTACAAAGTTCTTAATCTCTTTTTCATATTCATTAATAAATGTTTCATCATCTAACACTGCTTCTTGAATATCAATTAAAGATATTTCTTCTACCTCTTTTTTATATTCATCATAGTCCAAAAAAATTTTAAATGCCTTTTTAAAGTCTGTATACAATGCACAATCATATGGATCATTAAAATATATCGGATTGCTAAATGTAATTTGATTGTTTTTTAAATTTTCTAATGAATATTGGGAGCATCCAAAATATTTATATAATTTTTTAGGATGATTATATGAATATTTTTTTCTCACTATATACGTATAAATTTCTTTAATATAACACTTTGGAAATCTATTCAATTTAACGCCTACACAGTCAAACTTCCAATTCTTAAGCATATGCTACATCCCCTTCTTAATTTATATATTCTATACTAGAATAACAATAAAACACCCATATTTCTACAGGTGTTCCAAAATTATTTATACATCCACATTGAATCCTCTATGTTTTTAACTAATTCCTCTCTTTTCCTATATGCAGTTGCCTGAGCAATATTAAGTTGCATTGCAATAAAGGGAATCTTTTCTTTTGCTCCATAAAAATACTCTATAAATCTTTTATCTTCTTCTAGTAAATATTCTATATTTGTATCCATTCTTCTAATAAAGCTTTGCATTTCCATTATCTTAGCTTCAGTTTTTATCTTAGTCTTAATCTTTTCTATCTTCCTTTTCTCAAGCTTGGTTACTTCCTGTTCCATTTGCTTTTCCATATAGCTTGTACCAGATATACTTGATTGAACTCTTTCACCACATCCTGCACCTGGAGGCATAGTATCAAGATTAATATATTTATGAACATTCCTCATTTGATTATCTAGCAATATGATTTGCTCTTCTAAATCATCAACTTTTCTTCTAAACTTTTGGATTTTACTTTTGTATTCATAATATCTATATAATTGGCTCTCAGTTTTCTTAAATAAATTTTCTTCCATGTTATATCACCTATCCTTTATTAACTTATTTTGGTATAATATTAGATAGATACAGCATTAGAGAAGATTTATAAATTCCCGTTTATAGTTCTCTAATGCTTTTGTTATGCTTAAAATTGTTTTATATCTTCTATCAATTGATTGTCAAATGATAATACTACTATATATTTATGTTCTGAAATAATCCTATTCTCTATTAAATTGTTACTTTATCCCTTTAAAGTATTGCGAAATGTTCTAAATATAAAATACCGCACATTCATTTTGAATAATACGGTATTTACATAAAATTAGTTTTTTAGTTTTATTATGGAATGATCTATATTATATGTTTTACATAATTTTATCTTCTAGTATTTTCAAATGATGGTGGTGTTGGATTTGGAGCTTCATGTGAAGGACCAGGATTAGATAAATTAAAATATAGTTTTGAATCTTCTGTAACTCCAAAATCTTTATTCGAACCTGTCTTTTGAACTTTATTTAATGCTTCTCTAAATAAGGCATTATGTGCTTCTTCTCTATTTAATAGAAAATCAATAGTTGCCCTTACTTCTTTATCCTCAATTTGTCTATAAAGATATTCATAAACTACTTTTGCCCTTTGTTCTGAAGCTATATTAGATAATAAATCTGCAACTAAGTCTCCAGTTACTGTTACATAATCTGCAGTCCAAGGCGCTCCTGATGAATTAATAAGTACTGGTGATAATCCACATTGTACGTGTGTTTGAATTTCTCCATTTTCAACTTTTTCATTAGCAACATCGTGACCATTTAATAAATTTATTGTTTGTGCCACCATTTCCATATGACTAAGTTCTTCTGCACCAATGTCTAAAAATAAATCTTTTATTTCTGGATCTTTTATTCTAAAACTTTGCGAAATATACTGCATCGCTGCTTTTAACTCTCCATTTCCTCCACCTAATTGTTCTTGCATTAATACAGCATATTGTGGATTTGCTTTTTCTACTTTTACTTCGTGCAATAATTGTTTCTTATGTTCAAACATTTAAATACCTCCAAATAATTAATTTATCTAATTTATTATTTGTTAATATCTATTTTTATATTCAATACCGTAATATTCAATTTTCAAAGAACAATTTCTAATTTATTTCGTCAAATCTGCATATTCCGAATCACATCAAATCTCTATCTAAAGCAAATAATGTTGTTTCTTCACTATCTATTGATTTGTTAAAACGATCCCTATTATATTCATGCATAGATTCAGGAATTTTATAATATCTATTTATATTGTTATAAGCTTCTTCTCTTTCTAATTCTCTTGGATTATTATCTTTTTCACTTCCTTCTATATAAGCAACATTATCCTCGTAAAACTCCTTTGCTTCTTCTTCAGTACCTGTACCTATTAATGCATAATAAGCATAATCCTCATTATTAAATTCATAAAACTTCATTACTTCTCTACCTCGATTACCTCTTCACTAATTACTTTATAAAAGCTTGGTTTGTAATTATGTTCTTCCTGCCATTTATAAAAAACTTCATTTAGTCTTTTCTCCAGCTCCAATGCATCTTCTTTTGTTACATCATCCAAATAATCCTCTGCCGCTTCTCCTATTTCCTCATACATTGCTTCTTGTATATTTCCTATTACTTGGTCAACATCAACTCCAAAATTAGTTGGTTCTTCAATTATTCCAACCTTGAAACTTTGTCTTCCATCTTCAATTGCATCTCTTTTACCTTCTTTAATAGTCTTTTCTTTTGTGTCATAGAGTCCACCTCTCCACATATCTCTTGTTATATCTATTTCATAAGTCCATTTATCCATATTCCTACGCCCTTTCTGACTTTGTTCCTAACTAATCTATGAATTTAATCTGTCCATTATTTCATTTGACAGCACTCCAATTCCAAAGAAAAACATCTGTTGATCTGTAAATCCTTCAAGTTCTGAACTTGCATTCTTAACATTTTCATCAATCCATTGGATCATGTTTATTATAGATCCATCATATTCTTTTTCACTTTTTGCAATTGTATTATACGCTTCCTCTATATTCTCTAGGAATGTCCTTGCACTTCCTGTTATTCCATACTCAATACATTTTTCAATAAGTTCTTTACTCATTAATGCTCTACCTCACTTTCTATTCTTCATACTCTATAAATATTTCATCACTATCACCATCACTGTCTAACACAATATTTTCATATCCTTGGCTAACTTGTAATAAAAGCATATCAAAGTCATTTAAATGTCTTAAAGAATTTAACTCACAAGGTCTTTTATAATTGCTACTATACTTTTCATTCTCATTTTTTCTCCATGTCTGAATGCTAAATTCAAATCTAAGATCTTCATCTTCTTCACATTCAAATGTAACTATTAATGTTTTATAATTGCTCCAATCGTTGCTGACATCTTCAATGCTGAAACTCACATTAATATATCCACCTTCATAGTCCAAATCTAATTCGCTCTTATCCACATTATTTTCACAATATTTACACCATTTTTTAAATATATCACTCATTTTTATTTCTTCTGGAATTGATTCACCAACCATTAGTGTTTTGAAATTTTCTAGCAACTTCTTGTTATCTAATGCTGAATTCTTAAGAACATCAACCAATACTGAATCTAACTTTGTTATATACTTAGAATAATCATAGTTTTCTAAGTAAGGCACCATAACACATTTTACTTTTTCTTCTATCACTTTTGTAACATCACCATAGCTTCTAAATAAACTATTCAAAGCATTTACTACACCTTTTTCTAGTTGCTCTGATACTAATTTTTCAACTGTTCCATCCTCTAATTTTTTTGTTATTACATCCTTAATACTATTTTCTAAATTCATTTCTATTTCCTCACTTTCATTTTTTTAATTTATTTCGCCCTTTCTGACATTTACGCATTAATTTTTACAACACTCTTGTAATAAAATGCTGTATGTTTGTTATCCCAGCTAACATTAACTGTTTCACCTTTGTTGTAAATTCGTACTATGTTCCCTTCCTTTGGTCCATCATAATTAAACTTAACTTTATCTCCTAATCTTAAAGTTTCCTCTGATTCAGAAATTTCAGTTACCCCTTCGACTTTAGGATCTTCTTCAATCTCTTCATTTATCTTATTAATATCTTCAATTTCATCTATGCTATATACTTCATTATCTGAATAAACTGCAGGCGATTTCCATTTAGCAAAATGTCCATTTGGATATATAGCCATACAAAAATTCTTGTATTGAATAAGTACGTTATTATCTGCCTTTCTTTTAATAAATTTATCAACGTGCATTTTATTCTTTATAGTCTTAATCTGCTCTGACGTTATATGCTTATATTCATTAGCAACAAGTATTTCATCCTTAGGCCTTAGCAACATATCCTTTATAAATATTCCTTCTTGCTCTCCATCAGGCTTAAACGATAATGTCTGTCCATCTATTTCTACATAAAGCTTCTTTTCAACTTTTACTATCCTGGTACACTTATCTCTGTATTTATCAATAAGCCCTTTAAATATTGGATTGTCCTTATTTTCTTCTTTTGTGGGAATAATACTAACAACTTTAGGCTGTTCATCAAACAAGCTTAATTGACCATCAACTACTATTGATCTCATTAATATTTCACCTCACTATTTTTACCCTTAAGAACGGTAATATTTAATCAAAGAATGATTTTTTACACTTATCTGTCCGCTGCTTTATTGTTCCAGTTGTTTTGCATGCTCCTCTAGCTGTTTTATATCCATTTTCTTTTATAGGCTGGAAGTGTATGTACCATCCACAACATTCTAAGTCTTTAAGTGTTTTTCGTGACCTATCCATAAAATCAACTCTTTAATACTTCTGACAATTCAAACTCAACTCTTTCTGATTCTTCAGTCCATAGCTTATTTACCTGAAGTTCTACAACTTGACTATCATCATCAAATGCAATCTTATTAAGTGAATCTAATATAATCTTTGCAACATTATCTGCATCTGGCTTCTTTTGGGGATAATCTAACCCATCTCTTATTGCCTTCACTCTTTTCTTTGTATAGCTCTTAGGTACTTTATAGTAAATATCTATCTTTGCTCTTACTGGACCTTCTAAAAGCTTTCCTCCTGCATTTTGATAACAAACTTTTACCCAATTTTCATAAGTCACTGTGTCTTGAGGTGTCATAGCGTGTCCATTAAAAACTCTTGGACGAGCTTTACCTTTAATCTTTCCTTCTACTGTTACTTTCATTTGCTTTTCTCCTTATATTGAATTTGATAGTCATATGAGAATTATTTGTTGTGACTATAGCTGCATTAATCCATTCTCATATGCAGTTTTACTCTTCTATTTTGATTTCTTCTAATGTGATAGTTATAAATTCTGAATCATACTCAGTCCCATTTTCTGAAACATTCTCACTCATAAGCTCCATAACAACTGAGTTAAACCTCTTTCCTTTTTCTGGATTTAATCCTTTATAATTCATAAATCTAACTGAATCATCATCTTCAACCAGTTCCACTTTATGACTATTAAATAACTTTTTAAAATACTTCTTGGCTTTATTAAGTGATTTAAAATACTTTATATCACCTGAATACCCCATCATATCATTTTCTTCAACTTTAATTATCCTGATCATAATATTCTCCTAATGCTATTCTATATATTTAGATATGTCATCTGGTCCAGAATACTTATCTGGTGTTAGTCCTCTTCTAAGTTCATCACCAAATATTTTTAAAATATTGAGTATATAATCTCTAACAATTTCTTCTGTTTCTCTTGGCACTTCTCCATTTTGTTTTTTCAATCTCCATTTGATAAAATTACCCCAATACAGCTCTATAAACTGTACAAGAAATTTAGCTTGATTTTCATCTAGAGTAATTTTTTTATCTTTTGTATCACTTTCAAATACAAATATAAACATTTATACAAACCCCAGCATCTTATTTAATAGCCCTTTGACTGCCCCTCTGTACTTTTCTTGACTATTAACGTCTATTTCTTCAACGTCACTTAAAAGTGTCTTAAATCCGCTTACAACTCCATCAAAATGTACTTTGAATTTAACTAAGCTTTCATCTGTTGCTTTTGCTTCTTCTTTAGGTTTATCATTAAGCTTGATTTCTAAATCTTGAACCTTATTTTTCGAAGCTTCTATCTCTTTTCTTAAATCATCTACTTCTTTCTTGTGCTTATCCTGAAGTTCTTTAATTTTATCCTCATCAACTTCTTTTATAACTTCAGTCTCTTTACTCTCCAGTTCATTAAGTTTGCTTTGTGCCTCGGATATTTTAGAATTAAGTTCCTGTATTTCTTTTTGATGCTGTTCTTCAAGTTCCTTAACCTTTGCTTCATCAATTCCAGTTATTACTTCAACAGGCTTTTCTTCGAGTTCCTTAACTTTTCCTTTTAATTCTTCTGTCTCTTCTCTTGCCTTAAGAACTTCATTTTGGCTTTCCTCCAGTTTGCTAAATACATCAGTAGATTCCTTTTCTAACTTCTTCATTTTTTCTTGAAGAGATAAATTATTATCAAGAGTTTTCTTGACTGTAGTCTTTAACTCATCTTTTTCTTTTTTTAGTTGCTCTAATTCAGCTATAGCTTTTTTTAATTCCCTGGTAGACATCTCCTCAACATTATTTTCTTCTACAAATTGCTCTCTGTCCTCTTCAGGAATTTTCAAAAGTTCAACTGCCTGCGTATAACTTAAACTTCCAAACGCTTGGCTTTTTACATTGTTATCAAGCAATGTCATCTGATCTGCCCCATATTCTTTGAAGACATTCATTAAATTATTAGCTGTAGACTTTGAATAATCTACTTTTTCCTCTAACCATTTTCCCCATTCCCCATGTGGTACTACTAATTTAGCTTCTGTTAATCTCCTGCCTATTTCAATGCTGTTATATATCAACATCTTTTTAGTTTGATTTTTAATATCTACAATCTCTGCCGCAATAAGTTCTGGTGTCCTATTTAAACTTAATTTATTCTCTTCCATCTATGCTACCTTGCCTTTCCTCTTATTCTTTTTACTACTATTAATTTTTTCTAAAATCTCAGTTTTGAATTTTTCTATGAACTTCTGTACATCTTTCTTTGGAATAGTATCATTCTTGCCATATGCCTGTTTAACTCGTCCCTCCTTAACTTCTACGGTTACTAATGGCTGTGTAGGATTATCTATTCTTCTAATCATAAGTATGTCTGTTTCTTTATTTGCATAAGGTTTCATATAGTGAACTGCTACACAATGGTTTAATGTACCACCTTCATTTATTAAATCTTCTGAGCTTTCAGCTGGCCTTATAAAAAAATCCTTATCTTTAAAGAAGTACTTCTTTTTTAATCCTGGTAATCTTCTCTTAATCTTTTGATCCGCTTCTTTATTCTTTTCTGCATTTATCAATGAAGTTGTGTGGTTATGAGCTTTTACAAGATTCTTTGGTAATAAAATTGATTTATCTCTAATACTCCAGTTTAACTTCTCACAGTTTTTTAAATAATCATTCCATTTTGAAATTACTGATGCTTTATTGTAATAACTGTTGCTTTCATTAAAGCTGTTATATTGCTTTTCACAATACTTTATCACCTTATTTGTTCCAACTATTTTTATTAAATTATTTAATCCACTTGAATCACTATATCTGCACATTTCATATACTTCATGTGCCTCTACAAATGAGGGGTTAAATCCATTGTCCCTATTAAGCTGATATATTCTTAATACAAATGAATCTAATTCTCTTTTCTGTTCATTGGTTAACTGTTTTACTTCACCCCTGTTAAGCTTCAGTTTTTTGAATATATCTTTTCCTCTATAGTTTATTGAATAGTCTGTTGTCCATCTATTTTCTAATGTTTCTACTAATCTATCAAATCCCATTTTTTCAAGTTGTTCTATCCATTGGTATTTGTTAAATGCATCTAAGTATCTAACAATACTTTTATATCCGCATCTGCGCTTATAGTTACTATACTGAAATATTGTATCTTTAACTGCTTCATCTAAACTTTCAAATGAACAATAACACAACTTATTTCCCAACCAGTTGATATTAAAATCAAATATGCTGCTTCTCTCTTCCCAGGATTCTACTGTGTACCAATTTCTTTTAAACATCTTTGATGTATTATCTTTAGTATTAAATACATAGAGTGAATTCAAGTTATACTCATATTTTGGATTCTTATAATCCTCATCATATTTTTTAGAAAAATAATATCCTTTGCAAGTAACTATCTCAGGATCTAGTACTGATTTATCAAACCAATAAAAGCAGAAATCATTCATTAAACATTTCTTTCCTCTTCCAATATTTTTAACTATTATCTCAGCTCCACAGTTAGAACATATAATTACTTCATTATGTTTTAGATATTCTCCAGTCTTAAATTCTTTTCTGCAATGACTACAGTATCCATATTGAACTTTTACTTTTAAATTGCTTATGGGTTCTGGTTCATACTCATTTCTAACAAATAGATATTCTTTATCTTTTAATGTTTCTTCTATAAAATTCTTTATGTCATCACTCACATGTATGTCAAAATGCTTTAAATACTCCTCATACACCTTTTTCAACTCCTTACACTAGAAAATCATCAAGACTTGCATCAAAATCAATCTGAGCCTTTTTAGGATTATTCTCAATGCTTTCTTTTTTAGGAAACTCAATTACTTCTGCTTTAGTCTGAATATCTTCAACCGAACTCTGCACTCCTTCAAATTCAAAGTATTTAGTAACTATAGAGATTACTTCTCTCTCTGCAAGCATTGCAATACCATTTTGTGCTATTTTTCTTGCCTCTCCCTGAACCTTTTTAAAGCTTTCTGATATAGTTTTACTTCCTGCTGCTATCTTTTCAGCTGCTGGTTTATTAACCTCAATATTTTCAAGTACATAATTTCCTATATATGCTATATAAGGATTGCTTTCCTTTGACATTTCCTCTTTTATTTTTTCAACTGCTTGTTCTATAACTTCCATTGTTTTCTCCTTTCAATCTCCAAGCGTTTGGAACTTTAATTAACTTGATTTACTCTCAGATTATCTTCAGCATTTTTCCAGACCATTCTTGCAGTAACAGATACATGTTGTAAAAAGTCATACATTTCTTTAAGCCTGTCTTTTAACGCTGCTTTTTCTCCACGGCCTAAACTTTTCTTTTTATTTAACTTTATCTCTGACCATCTATCAGATGCTACTGATGCATCTATGGATAATTTAATAGCGCCTGCTGGATCAGTCTCATTAAGTCTTTTAAATCTTTCAAGTATATTCCCATAAATTATTATGTCTTCAGGATATTCTTTTCTAAGTTCTTCCATTATCCTCATCCTCCAGTATCATTTTCCCGCCCATACAAGCACGAATAACATCTTCCTTGATATATTTATCATTATGTTTTATAAGGTGTTTTAAAAGACTGTCTAGTGCCTTGTCCTTAATATCTAAAATTTCTTTTATTTCTTCTCTTGATAATTCTTCTTTAAGAAAACTTTTCTCTAAATAATTTTGTAATCTTAATTTATATTTTTTATCAAGATTCCTATTAAAGTGAACCCCTGTTTTACTATCTCTGTGATGCATATAGCAAAGATAGGCAAAATTATGTTTACACAATTCTAATGATTTAAGCTGCTTTCTGCTGACTATATGATGCAGTTCTACTATTGTGTCTAATCCACATTCTTCACATGTTCCATACTTAGCCATTATTCATCTCCATTCTTCAATTCAGTAGATATCGTTTTTCCTGTGAGCATCTTTACTGAATCAATATATTTATCTTCAACAATCTGTTTTTTAAATTTATCAGTAAAATTAATAATTATTTCTTCATCTGCTTCGATTAATTCTAAATCTTTAAACCATGTTTTATAAGTCACATCTCCAAATTGATTAAATATCTTTTCATGTAGGGGAGTAGGAAAAGATGGAGATTGAAGTTGATATACTTCTTTCCTTTCTTCTCCTTCTTTATCATTCTTTATATATTCTTTATCATTCTTGTTTGTTTTTTTCTGAATTACTTCTGAATTACTTTTGAAATTTTTCTGCGTTACTTCTGTGTTATCTGACTGTTTTTTCACTGTATTTTCTGTGTTATCCTTACTCTGATATAAATGTCAACCCATGAATGTAA